GTGGTTTTCCCCAGGAAAGGAGGGAGACGCAAGTTGCTACGCTTGCGCCTCCCCCGTGTGGCCGCTAGCCAGACCTGGCAGCCGGGAAAGCAGAAGAGGGCAACCTCTTCACTCACTTGCCCAGAAACGGGTCCCAGGATAGCCCGACCTCATCATCGTGGTCCACCCGGAACACGGCCTGATCCCTGAGCCCTCCAGGGCTACGAAGGGTTAGAATCAGGCCGCGGTCCTGGAGTGGACTGCGAGAGATGTCGGACAGAACCTGGGAAAAGTACTCTGGGGAGAGAGTCGCTTTCCGGACCAGGCGGCCAAGCCGGTGGCTAACCCGGGCAGACCGTTTGGGATTATCGGTTCCCAGGAGATCAACAGCAAATGGATTATACATCCACTTGATGAGGTCTCGCCAGGTATCCGATTTCTCAAACGGTCGGCCTAGGTTAGACTCGAGCGAGAACAGATCCTTAGACAGCCTCACTAGTACGTGAAGGACTGGGAAGGACTGCTCAAACTCTGGCCAGTCTAGCGATCCACACGACTTAAGGTGGAGGAACTCCGTTTCGTCGTAAAACGCGAAGGGACTTCCATCCCCCTTAAGAGAGCTCTGGAACAGGTAGGACAGGAAGGTCATGATGACTCTATCGAAAGAATCATCCTGATCTTCCACTCCGATCTGGAAGGATACTCCGCCCACCGCGATGAAATAATCGCGAGCCGAGATCTCCCCAGAAAGGAGCTTTGTCCCCAGTTCACACAGGAGCGCTTCCTCAAAGACCTTGGAAAGATAAACTTTCCCGGCTTTGGGGTTGCAAAACTCCTGAAGAGCTCGGACCGCCCTTGGGACTCCATAGAGAGGGAGGAAACCCTTCCTCTCCTCACCCCGCAGGGCAGCGACCACAAGTGGAATACTCCACCACTGGTCACTGATCGACGAGATGGGGAAAGGAGTGATCTCCTCACCCTGGTACGTGAGACGTTTCGCAAACTCACAGAGCTCCGAAGAGATATAAGTCTTCGATGGAGACGTCTCAACGCCCAGAATGGTAAGGATCCGAAGGTACTGTTTGGCCACCCTACGATCCCCGATTAGGATATCGTCCCCAAGAAGGACGTACCGGCACGAGGATCACTTGACCTTGGAACGGTAACATGCTAGGTACACCACAAAGTGGTGAGCCAGCGCGAAAGCCGCCCAAGACGAGTAGGCTCCCATGGGATTTCCTGCCCGATAACGGACAGGACCATCAACGGTCGAAAATTCATATCCGACCATGATGTTCTCCCAATGAGAGACGTAGGTGGGGTCAAACAGACCACGGAGAGTGAAAGAGATAAAGGAGATAGGGAACCTATCAGTGGCCTTAGAAAGGTCCACAGAATAGAGAACCCCAACCCCCTTATCCTTCCACTCCTTAACCCTCTCAGAGAATGCCCCCTGGCTAAAGGTCATATCCTGAGGAATAGTCCTCAGGATTCCAAACAGTCGATCGTGTAGAGGGCGGAGGGCGGTCTGGGACCAATAGTCCAGGATCGCCACCATCCTCGTCTTACCCTCC